ATATAGAAGACCTTTTGATGGTAGTTCCACAACCTCAGTTGGTAACGAAAATTTGGATTCCATAAATTTTATTTAGTTATAACTTGTTCTAATAATAAATATATGAAAAAATTATTTTTCGACCAACAAAAAACCCGGAAAAGTCCGGGTTAATTGAAATTGAGGGTAGGGGTAAAAAAATATTTTAGAAATTCAATACACAATAATCCATTGCAACAGTAAGTGAAAGGTCTACTACTTCGTCTGTAGCCCAGTCAAACTGACCAAAGTCACCATTTACAATAAATGCTCCTTTGATAACCCATTCAGATACTACATCACCTACAGGTCCTAAAACTTGTAACTTAAGATCTTTTTTGTAGAAGTCTGAATATCCAGCACGTCCTGTTACTGATTCATAAGATAAACGAGCCCATTCCATTACTGCTTGTGCTCCAGATGGAGTAATTGGATCATAAAGCACCATATCCATATCTTGCCATTCTCTCTTTCCACGAATCTTTCTATAAGAGTTAATGTGATCAAGTTTAATAGAGTTATCAGTAAATGTAGGTGCTTTTACGTTCTTCACCATAAAGCCCTGGATGCCTGTATCGGCCATGCTGATTATAAATCTATTTTGAACCTTGGGCTCGAAGGCTCTGAACATGATTTCGCTTGAATCTAATACTGCCATGTTATTTGTTTATTATAAATATCTTATTATTAAATTATGCATTAAAAGTTGCTCCTGTTGGCTCTACTGTAAAGTCTAGTACGATAAATTCTGCAGTTTTAGCTGGCTGAATAAATACTTGACCTACTAGCTGATTTCTATCAATAACATCTGATGTGTTATTAGTGTCGTCCATTACTACTCGGAAAGAGTAAAGACCTTGTTGCTGTACTACTGACTCTAAGTATGGATTAACGATTGATAAGAATCTATTACGAGTTGCGATTGTATTTTGTTCGAATACTAAGTTACGAGCTTGATCTCCGAAGAACTTCTTGAGTTCGATTAATAGTCTACGAACGTTAATACGATCTAGTGCAGAAGACTTTTTCTGCAATGTTTTCTGACCGAATGCTGCAATACCTTGACCTGGGAATGTAGCAATTGGATTTACATTTCCATCATATAAAGTATCACGATCGGCTTTAGTTAGTTTTCTTTCTGCTTGGATTACGTTAGGAATACCTCCTCTTACTAGTCCTGCAGGTGCAAACCATGGAGCTGAAGCACCGTCTGTGAATGCATACACTCCTGGAATAACTACTGAAGGCGGTACGAAAGCATTCTTACCTGTAGCTGATCCTACCTGTACCCATGGCCAGTAAGCAGCTGCATAAGAGCTATTAATCTCCCCTGCTTCAGACACTGCATTAGAAAGTGTATCACCGTAACCTACTGGGTCTACCACTGCGATTGCATCTCCACGTGTTTCGGCCAAAGAAACTACTTTTGAAATAGTAGAACCAAATGCTTGTTGTGTAAGACCTGGCACGGTAATAATGTTAAACTGATACTCGTCTTTATTTTCCAGTATTGTAAGAACATCTGTATAGTCAGCGTCTACAAGGCCTTGAGAGTTAGTTAACGAATTTCCAGTAATAGCTGTAAAGAAATTACCTCCTGCTTGTACATTATTTCCTACACCCCCGTGGAATGAACCAGATTGTGCGATTGGAAGTGAAGCAGAGTAAGATACGTTACTTGAATCTAATCCTACAGTAAGTCCGTCATTACCTAAGTAATTAAGCGTTTGAGTATTTACTGCTGAAACTCTGATGTAATTTGATTTGTTTGGATAATCTCCGTCTACATCGATATAAACTCTTCCATCAGTGTCTGTAGATTTTGTAATATTTTGATCTCCAATAACGCTTGCAATATAATTTCCTGAGTTAGGATCTAGAGAAAGGTTATTAAATGTTTCTAGTACGGTTTTACTTTTTAAGTTATCATCACCTCTACGAACAGAAAGTGAGAATGTACCTTTAGCTGCACTTACATTTGAGATTTCCCATCTTAGGTTATCTACTGAACCAGATACTAATGAGCTATCACTGTTTTGTGAGCCAGCATCAGATGTACCTGTTGAAGTATTAAACAATTCTCCTTTACCTAACGTTTCGATAGCAAATGGATTAGTTGTTTGAGTAGTAGAATTTGTTCCTCCTGCTAGAGTAATTAAATTAGCGACAGATGCTGTATCGAATGTACCTGTGGAAGAACCAGTTTGGAAAGTAATTCCGTTTAAACTAGTTCCGGCAGAAGAACCAGTTAATTGAAGTTCTGCTCCATTTGATGAAGCTGATACAATGTTCTGTAGAGCAGTTGCTCCGTTAATTTCTAATACTAAGTTTGCTGCTGTACCTGTAGCATCAGAACCTGTGCTAAAAAAGTACACATTCCCATCAGTATCATCTAAAGGAATAGGATCCCCTGAGCCAATAAATCTGTAGTCAGTACCGCTGTAATTAATTCTTGCTTCTTGTCCGTCTACGAAAGCAGCGGCTAATGTACCTGAACCAGTAGCTATATTAGCTCCTGTAGATACGGTAGTGTTAGAGATTGTTGAGTTAGAAGCAGCTGTCCAATTTGAAGAACCAGATACAACACGGGTAATCAATGCTGTATTCCCTCCTTGCTGGAAGTAAGATTTAACTGCTAAAGACGTTAGGTATTCCTGCTTAGTGGAACCTGATTCAAAAGTTTCTCCGAATTTTCTTACATACTCACCGTACGAAGTAATTACGGTAGGAATCTCAACTGGTCCTTTTACTGTTGGACCAACAAAAGCTGCACCGGCTTCTACGGCTGCAGGTTGAATAAAAGAGATGTCATTTTCTCTTGTAAAGACTCCTGGAGAGATAATAGTTTCTGCCATGTTATAAAAGGTTTATATTCTGTCTTATATAAATATCAATTCTTTTTCTAAAACCTTTTCGGTCTAAAAATAGTTTACCGACACATATAAATAGGAAAGGAGGCTCGAAAACCTCCTCACTTATAACACTAAAAACTACTATTTACTTCTTTGAAGTTTTTTTGGTAGACTTAGTTTCTTTAACCGGCTCTTCTTTTTCCAATTTAGGTAAAGATACATCAGGTGCTCCGGTTGGAATAGGATCTTCAGAGATAAATTCTCCTGTCTCCATATTAATGTTTCCTCTACCGTATTTATCTTCTAACGCTTTAGCTGTATCAGCTTCTGCTTTACGGAGATTTTCTAGAAACGTTTCAGCATTTTCTCTACGTTTATCTAAGTCGAGTTCTGCTAAAGCAATCTGTCCGAATTCTCGAACGATAGCTTGGTTGTTGCTTTGAATTTGCTGCAATGATTGCAACTCTTCATCTGCTAATTTAATAACGGCCATATTTAAAATTTAATCGATTTATTATAATATAGTAATTTTATTTCTGTAAGCCAACTTACTTATAAGTTTTCTATAGCCTGAATAATATCTTTTGAATTAAATACTTCAGTGAGGTCGTTGTAAGGAATTGATGAAATGTCTTGTGCTAAATTAAATGGCTGATAAGCAGCTTGTTCTATTAAAGGTTTTTTAGTAAATTTATTTCTTGTAAGATTAGTATGTAAACCGTATCCAAACTGTCCGGGGTTGGTAGTAACCCATGCGACTACTGATGGTTTATTCATAGCAGCAGCTAGATGCTGTCCAAAACTGTCCATAAATAATCTTTTTTGAGATAGAGAGATAAGAATAGCTATACTACGAAAACCGTCCATTGCATGTAAAGTATCCGGGTAAACTTGCTGGTCTTGTCTTTTAATGTGAGCTATAGTATACTTATCTTTGAAATGATTTATAACATCTAATACTGTGGGTGTAGGTATATCTCTTGTCCAAGAGTAATTAAAACCTTGATTTTGAGGTCCTCCATTAGGCTGAATAACCATTATAGGTTTTTCAGTTTCATAGAAAGGTTTAAAATAATCTATTTCCGGCTGAGTTAAGAATAGTTCCGGGCTTTCTCCTTGATACTTTAAACCGAACATATTACACCATACTTCAAATAGATGTTTCTCTTCTAATATAAAATCTGACTCACGGTAAGGTTCTCCGGAAAATACTTTAGCTTCTTTACCTTTTATATATTTAAGGTAAACACCATTTATTTCATCTGAACGAAAGGTCTGTTTAACGTCTGGGTTATTGAGAAATACATCTGGGTATGCAGATACTACGTATAGATTTGCTTTTTTGTATTTCTTTTTTATTGCTTTTATTATAGCGGTACCCATAATGGATTTACCTAGTCCGCCGTCTATTTGAAAGAATATATTCATATAACTAATATAAGAAAACCTTTTATACTAAACAACTATT